GCATCAGCATTTATTATTGCTGAAGCTTGTCCACCAGATCCGCCTCCACCAGTAATAGATACAGTAGATGAAGTATATCCTGAGCCTTTTGATGTGACTCTTATCGATGTAATTGCTCCATTTGAAACAGTTGCAGCTGCAGTTGCTCCTGAACCATTACCTTGAATTGTTATTGTAGGAGCTGAACTATATCCTGATCCACCTGCTATAACACTAATTCTTTCTATTCGTGAGTTCGCGTTTGTTTCATAATAATAATATGGAGCTTCTGAATACTTATAGACATTATAGGTAGATACTGAATCTCCTGATGTTTGACCTACGACTAATTCAGTCGTTGCTTGGCCTAAAGCGCTTCCAATAAACGCTCCGCCAGTAACATTTTGTACAATTAATTGAGAAAGATCGGTTATTTTTCGAGTAAGCTTACCAGATGCTCCACTTGTAGCACCAGTAATGGTTTCTCCAACAGTAAATCTTCCTGCCAAACTATTTCTATGATCAGTAATGAGACTATCTGTATCACGTACAATCACTGGATTTGTTTCAATCGCATATCCTTCGTATTCTTTTTCAATATATGTAAATAAATCTTCTTGACTCAGTGGCCAAGCTCGATATCCGTCATGTAAAAAATCATTAATAACAAAGAATGTCCAATAGTATTGTGTTGTACCATATAGTCTTTTAGATATTATATCTGGTCTTTCACCATTTTTTATTTCGTAAAATTTATATGCTGAATAATTATCTAAGAAAGAAGGTAATGGTCTGACTGATCGAAAGAGATCAACCATATTCTGCATAACGCCTGTACGATTAAAGTCATACTCTACTTTTGGAAATTGTCTAAAAAAACTCATTATCCTTCTCCTTCAGCTGTTTTTTGTTCTGAGCCGGCAGATCCTGAAGAAAAGCCTTGGCTTTCATCTATATCAGTATCTGATGGATAGAGATCTTGGCGAACCATAGCTCTTTCTTCTTGAAATGATAGTGATAAACTTACTTCAAGTGGCGCACCTGTTTTTTGAAACATTGTATTTGCTGTTTCATTAAATGTAGATTCTAAACTTGTAAGATAGCATGGTTTAATATTCGGCATATATTGATTAATAACCTCTCCTCTATAAAATGATATTTCAAAGAGTGGTGGATAAGCTAACGCTATAGAACCGGCTCTCTTTGGATATAAAAATTTTCGAAAAGTTCTTTCAATTGCCTTAGCTGCATCTGAATCTTCTTCACTTTCAGCAATTAATTTAAATGAAAAATTATATGTTCTTATATTTACATTTTCAAACGCTTGTCTTGTATACGGATTTGTTGCAACTCCAGCTGATAACGCTGCTTTATTTCTTAAATTTAAACTCGTACCACCACTTAATTTATTTTTTGCTATAAGAGCGCCAGCTAAAAAATCTTGAGCTGTTAAATTTTGACCTTTACTTTTTACTGCGTCAAGAGCTCCAGTTAATGAACCTAAGTCAAAATTACTATAATTTGCGCCATCTGTAACAGATATTCCAATTGGTTGATATAAAAAAATATCTTGAGCAACAGTAGGATTAGCTGTTTCTTTTATTCGAAATAACATCATAGGATGTTCGCCTTCATTGCTCTGTAAAAATTGCGGAAAGACGAGAGGCATTGGACATCCTCCGCCAAAATCAACTCGGTTTGCTGTTGCTCTATCGATAAGATCTTGAGGAATTTCTGCAGTAGTTTTAGCTGAATCCTTAGGATCGCCAGTCGGTCGCTTAGGATAGTTATGCATTAATGGATGATTGCTGTAATCTCTTGGTGCATCTGGGTCTGCCATTGTTTTTTCCTATATAAATATAATTAAACTATAGAGTTATTTATATGAGTTATCAAGGGAAATACAAATTAAAGCGACCAGAAAAGTACGCTGGGAATCCAGGTAAGGTTGTATATCGATCTTTGTGGGAAAGACAAGCGTTTAAGTGGTGTGAAAACAATCCAAAAGTAAAGATGTGGAATTCAGAAGAAGTTGTTATACCATATAAATGTAAGACCGATAATAGATTACATAGATATTTTGTTGATCTTTTAATTCAAATGGAAGATAAAAAAACATATCTTATAGAAATAAAACCTAAAAATCAAACCCAACCACCTAAAAACCGTAGTCGTAAAACAAAAAAATATATTAATGAAGTAACTACATATGCTAAAAATATATCTAAGTGGGAAGCTGCAAATGATTTTGCTGAATACAAAGGATGGAAGTTTCAAGTATGGACAGAAGAAACTTTAAAAAATTTAGGCATAAAGATACTCTAATACTATATAAATAACAGTATGGCAAGTTTATTTGATACATTACAAGCTAACGCATTTAGAGCAGGAGTACGAGCTCGTACAAAAGAATCTCAAGCTTGGTTTAAAAAGAATGTAACTAATTTATCAGTATCACGAAAAGATCTTTTAAAAGATGATGCTTTAGACAGAACATCTCAAAATATAAGTGGCAATATGTATATGTATTTTTACGATCCAAAGCATAAAGCAACTCTTCCTTATTACGATAGGTTTCCTTTAACAATAATGGTTGATGGAGCGCCTGGTGGGTTCTATGGTTTAAATTTACATTATTTAAATTATAATGTAAGAGCTAAATTTTTAGATGATTTAATGGCATTTGGCCCAGCTCAAGCGAAAGAGAGCTCACGTTTAACAAAACTAAGATATAATCTAATAAGCAGTGTACGTAAATATAAAGAATTCAAGCCGTGTTTTAAACATTACCTAGGTAAACATGTGGTATCTCAATTTAGTAGAGTGCCTATGACTGAGTGGGAGATCGCTATCTTCTTACCAGTAGAACAATTTAGGAAGAAGGGTAAAGAATCTGTTTGGCAAGAGAGCCTTAAAATCGCGAGACAACCATGAGCAGTATAGAAAGATTAAAATCATTAATTAGTAAAAAAGGCGGATTAGCAAAAGGGAATCGATTTAATGTAATCTTTACTCCACCTAAGCAAACTCTTTTAAATTTTAATTTAGAATCGATTGTATCATCAGCGATATCAGGGAATTTTTCAGCTAAAAATTTAATTAATGATCCAAGAGATATATCAATGTTATGTGATTCAGTATCGATACCTGGTAAACAGATAAGTACAATTGATTACCAAGCACAAAAACAATCGATTAAAATACCTTATGGAACATTACACGATGATGTATCATTAACATTTTTACTTACTAACGATTATTATATGAAATCGGTGTTTGATCAATGGATAAATAATATAGTTAATACTGATACTTATGGAGTATCATATAAAAAAGACATTACGACTGATGTAATAATACAGCAGTTGGATGAGCAAAATACGCCAATATATGGTGTAAAACTTGAGGGAGCATTTCCTACAACAATGAATGAAATAGTATTATCGAATGAATCGACTGATACAATTCAAAAATTAAATGTGAGCTTTAGTTATGATAGATACGTACCACAAGGTGCGTTGAGTAGTACAGGTAGTGCAATAAGAAGTGCATTATCTATTTTTGGATAATATTATAGGAGAAAGATATTATGGCTTTACCAGAGCTAAATACAGCTAGGTATACAGTGGAAATACCGTCAACTGGTCAAACAGTGACGTATAGACCATACTTAGTGAAAGAAGAAAAAGTTTTAATGATGGCAATGGAGTCTAATGACAATAAAATGATCATACAGACTATTGTTAATGTTATTAAATCTTGTATACAGGATGAAATTGACATTGATAGTTTAGCAATGTTTGACATTGAAACGTTATTTTTAGCATTAAGATCTAAATCAGTCGGTGAAAAGGTTGATTTAAAAATAAAATGCGAAGAATGCGAACATAGAAACGAAGTACAAATAGACTTTGATGATATACAAAAACCAGTGATAGATGATTCTGAAAAAAGAGTTATGTTAACTGAAGATGTTGGAGTTGTTTTAAAATATCCAGCATTAAAAGATGTTGAAAGATTTTCTGAAAATGGAGATGAATCAATTGAATCGGCAATGAAGATGATCACTGCATGCATCGACAGTATATTTGATGCAGATAATTTATATGACGCAAAGAGTGAAACAGTTGAAGCTTTAGATAAATTTATAGATTCGTTAAACAACGAACAATTTACAAAGTTATCTGAGTTTTTTAAAGAGATGCCAGCATTACATAGTACAATATCATTTAATTGTACATCTTGTAATCATGCAAATAGCCAAGAGTTAAGAGGACTACAAAGTTTTTTTACATAGGCCTTTCGCACGATAGTCTTGTAAACCATTATAAGACTAATTTTGCAATGATGCAACATCATGGATATAGTTTAACTGAACTTGATAATATGGTACCGTGGGAAAGGGAGATTTATATAGCTCTTTTACATGATTTTATAGAAGAAGAAAATGAGCGTTTAAAAAACGAGCAAAGGAGATAGAAATGGCTGAAAATACAGATAACAGCAGAAATGAAGTCGAAATAGATTTAGATAAGTACATGGCTATGATTGAAAAGCTTGATGAACAAGAAGATCAAATCAGAGAAATGAAAGAAGAAGCGAAAAAGGCAAGGGATCAACTTTCCCCACCTAAACGTAAATTCATAGACTTATTTTTAGACGATAACGATCTTAATGAAAAAGCAATCATTGGGTTTGTATCCTTTTTTCTTATGGTAGTGTTTGGTATGACTGACTTAGTCACAGCATTAGTATGGGATATGGACTTAAAAGTTTCAGAAACAATATATACATCATTTGTTGT